ATTGTATTTTATGAATTAAACAAAAAATTCATTTATAAGTAAGTAGATCGAACGGAGGGGAACCGTATCGTATGAATCAACCTTCTAGACATGTGAACGAAAAGGAAATACGGCCTTTCGTGATAGAAGAGTTACAAGAATACCGCGTGTTGAAGGTGAAATTTAAAAATATAGAAGAGCAAGCCGCATTCGGTGTTGAACTGTTATTTCCAGAACTCAGGAAGTGTACGGAAGATGAAATCAGATATAGACAGTTAAAGCGAGCGTTTGAAGAAGCGCTCGATGAAGATGAGCAAAGAGTACTGGAAGCTAAATATATGAGTGGTAAAGAGGTTAATAACGATTATTTAGCAACCATGTTGGGTATGAGGGAAGGTAAGTTTTATCGGAAAAGAAAGTCAGGTATTATCAGATTTGCACGAGCATTAAACATGATTTAAAACTGAATATGGAAGTTTTGGGGTAGTATTTTGGGTAGTGTTTTTGACAGTGAATTGGGTAAGTTTTGTCCTCAAAATCAGCAGTACGATATTCCTACAGTTAATTGTTCTTTGAAAAGATAATAGCTTGTGGGGATAGCGTAGCCCCTTTATCAAAACGTTACTCGGTCGGAATGGACGGAGAATGAGAATGCCTGAGAAAATAAACAATTTTATACGAACAGGATTTTTATATAATATGTCGAATCACTCCTTGAAGGGAGTTGTTGAATATAAATAAAGGTAAGTTAACAGATCAAGCAAGAATTATGATAAAGGGTAATTTAGGGATAATGAGAACAAACTCGAAAAATAAATGTAAGAGTTGTTACTATAGACCCTTGGATAATATTTGCAACAAGCATCACATTATAACAGATCATCATGATGCTTGTGGTCATTATAAAAAAGATATAAAATTTAGGCGTGTAAGAGGTGGCGGAGTGTCGCCTAGATAAATATATAATATTTACTAATAGAGCACTTATTTGTTTAAGATAAGTGCTCTATTTATGTGTTTTACTTCTGGTTAAGTACAGTAGTTCTATACCGTATTTATTAGGTGTAAAATTATTAACATAAAAAGTACTGATAACCAACAATAATAGTTAGCTACCAGTACTCTTTAATTGAAGAAGCTAGCCGATGAATTTGATGACCAACTTAAACTCCGACTTGGACTAAGTGGTTTGCTTTGTTTAAGTCCTTTAAGGGGTTTTAGTTGTTTCATACTTTTAAGCGGTTTTAATTGTTTTAAAGGTTTCATAGGACCGCCAGTAGCATCTTCTGTAAAGAAGACATGACAGCTTTTAGTGTCCAGCATCCAACCATTTTTAAATTGCCCTAAATAAGCACCTGAGTAAGTATAAACAGAATCTTTATGTATGTAAGCTACAGGCTTCCCGTTGAATAGGTAAATATGAATCCCGTCTTCGCAATATGCTGTGGGTGCACCACCACGATTATAAAAGGTAATACCAGCCATTTTTTTGTCACCTCACTTTTATAAATACTATTCGACATTTATGAAGGTAATCCTTTTTATTTTGTCGAAATAAGTAGGTGAAGAGAGGTGATGAAATGAATAGAATAAAAGTATGTATGAATGGCGGGAAAGAGTATGAATTTAATATTAACTCTGATAGGTTACAGGAGTTGATTTTCACAACGGAAGGAGATTTTAAAAATACATTAGTTCGTGTTGAGGATGTATTTATTAATCCTATTAACATCTCTTCGGTAGAGTTTGTACACAAACACTCAATACCGCCTAAATTTACAGGTATATCTCGCTAATAAAACAAAAGCACCCATTCGGGTGCTTTTATCTTCTTCTTTTCTTTGAATTACCTGATTGAGCATAAAGCAATATAAAAGCAAATAAGACTCCACCTAGTAAAAGTATTACAGAAAGAAGAACGATGCCTAAAGCGAACAATGTGGCTCCTGGCAAGAGAAGTGCAATAGCGAATAAATATATTACTATTAACAGCCATGTCTCAATTTCTTCTTTTTCTGTATTAGCTAAATGAAATTGTGAGCCGGCTAGCATTAGTAAAATAGCTCCGCTAATAAAGCACTCAATAATTCCTGAAATATGGGCATCGGGATGTGTGAAATAATATAAGAATAAATCTCCAAATTTATCTGGCATTGCACCAAGTTCTAAAAGACTTCTTCTTGCAAAAAAGATACCGACAATCAATAACGGAATAAAAACATAAAACTTTCTTATGTATATAAATGCATCAAGGAAACCGTTCCAAATTCGATAAAACATAGTATCACCTCCTTTAGTATAAAATCCGAAAACAAACTTATGTTCTCTAATTATATTTTAATATCCGAAATATGAGATGTAAAGAGTTGTGTTGTTCTACCTTGTGGATTTATCTTACATTTTTAATATGAATGGAGGTAGGTGAAATGTAGATGGCAAGACAGCGTAGTCCAGATCGTGATAAAGCATTCAAAATATATAAAGCAAGTAAAGGTGAGAAGCCGCTTGTTGAGATCGCGAGGGAATTAAACTTAAAGCCATCTCAAATCAGAAAGTGGAAATCACAAGACAAATGGGACGAACAATTAAAAGGTAACGTTACTATTGCCAAAAGGAGCGTTACTAATGTTAAAAATCCCAAGACAAAAGCCAAGTTAAAAAAGATGCTAGATGATGAAGAGCTGACTGAACAAGAACGGCTCTTTTGTTTGTATTACGTAAAGTATTTTAACGGTACGCAAGCGGCACTGAAAGCTGGCTATGCCAAAGGTAGCGCGCATGTTACGAGTAGCCGGTTATTAAGAAGAGAACGTGTAGCATCGTACATCCGGGAGATAAAAGGCGAAATGGTTGAAAACACTTTTGTAGAAGCAATGGATGTATTGAATGAGTACATCAAGATTGCTTTTGCGGATATTACGAATTACGTAACCTTTGGTCAAAGAGATGTAGAGGTGATGGGACCGTTTGGACCTGTGAAAGATGAAGATGGAAATCCTGTCATGAGAACCATTAATTATGTTGATTTTAATGAATCTGCTATGGTTGATGGCTCTATTATTGCGGAAGTGAAAAAGGGCAAAGAAGGCGTGTCTATCAAGCTTGCTGACAAGATGAGAGCACTTGATAAACTGGCGTTGTACTTCGATTTAGTGCCTGATAACTTCAAACGGAAAATCGAAGAAGAACGCCATAAGATGGAAAAAGAAATGCATGATGCGCAGATAAAGAAAGCTAACGCTGAGACAGAAAAGCTATCCGGTAAAGGAAAGAATGAACCAATCGAGATTAAAATCACCAGAAAGAGTGAGCGATCATGATTGTTGAAAAAGAAGTGAATCCTCGTTTTGAAGACTTTCTGTTCGATTGGAATCATAAAAACTACTTTCTTGTTGGTGGTTATGGCTCATCAAAAAGTTATCATGTCGCGCTGAAAATCGTTTTAAAGCTTTTGGAAGAGAAGCGTAAATGTCTTGTGATACGAGAAGTATACGAGACCATTAAAGAGAGCTGCTTTGCTCTTTTTGTAGATATCATTGAAGATTTAGGTTTATCGGATTCCATACGAGTGACTGAATCGCCAATGAAAATCAAATTTCCAAACGGAAGTGTTATCATTTTTCGTGGTATGGATAAACCTGCGAAATTAAAGTCTGTTCATAATGTATCGATGGTGTGGCTAGAAGAAGCATCAGAAATCAAATATGAGGGCTTTAAAGAAGTAAAAAAACGTATGCGTCATCCATCATTAAAACTACACATGATTTTATCGACAAACCCTGTTAGCATCGATAACTGGGTCTATTTGCATTTCTTTAAAGATGAAGCGAATGAGCGGATTGTGTTAGATGATGAGGACCTTTACGAGAAGCATACAGTCGTTGTGAAGGATACATATTATCATCACAGTACAGCTGATGATAATTTATTCTTACCTCAATCCTACATCGATGAACTGGAAGAAACAAAAGAGTATGACCCTGACCTGCATCGCGTTGCAAGATACGGGAAGTTTGGCGTTAATGGTGTCAAAGTATTACCACAGTTTGAAATGATGGAAGCTGAAAAGATGGATGAAATCATAAAGAACCAGCGTAAATTGATGCTACGAGTTGGCATGGACTTCGGTTTTGAAACATCTTTTAATGCAGTGGTGCGTATAGCGATTGACCATGAGCAAAAGTACCTCTACTTATATTGGGAGTATTACAAGAATAAGCAGACTGATCCGCAAACCGCAAAAGATTTAATTGAATTTAAAGAGTCAGGAGAGCACATTAAAGCGGATAGTGCAGAGCCAAAAACTATCGCTTACTTCAGGCAAAAAGGATTTGAAATGAGTGGCGCTAAGAAGTTCCAAGGTTCACGATTAGCAAATACCAAGAAAGTAAAGCGATTTAAAAAGATATTCTGTTCCACTGCTTGTCCAAATATAAGGCGAGAACTCAAGAATTTAACATACAAAAAAGATAGTAACGGAAATATCATCTTGGATGAATTTAATATAGATCCACATACTTTCTCTGCTATCTGGTATGGCTTAGATGGCTATGAAGTATCTGACTTGAAAGAGCTGAGTCACGCTAGTGCATTTGACCGTGTATTCTAGGAGGTGCGTTATGTTTGAACGCTTAAAAGAGTGGTTCCGCACCCTTTTTAAACGAAAAGGAGGTGTGAGTGTGAAGGAGAATTATACAGAAAAGCTAAAGCAAAAAGATTGGGAATTGCTGAATGAAATATTAAAAGAGCACGACAAACTTTTGCTAGATGTTGAAAAAAGGCAGAAGGTGTTTGATGGGGACTTTGATATTTTAGAGCGAAAACCGAAACGAGCAGATGATCCAAATCATCGAATCGTAGTCAATTACTCCAAGCTTATTTGTGGTATGCCAGCTTCTTATATGTTAGGGAAGCCGATAAGTTACGATGTACCTGATACAGTCATCGAAAAAGGCGCAAGTAAAGAAGTAGTTGAACAATTTAGGGATGAATTAAAGTATGTGCTAGAAGAAAATGATGACCATGCAGTTGATTATTTAAATACGAAACGCGGATTGATTGCAGGTGCTGCGACAGTCCTTTTTTATTTTGATGCAATGGGCGAGATTAGGTACAAGTCTTATGTTATCAATGAATGCTTTCCTGTGTTCGATCATAAAGGAGAAATGCTTGCTGCTATTCATCGTTACAAAACCAAAGTCGGCAATGAAGAAATTGAACATGTGGAAGTGTACGATGATGCAACCGTTACGTATTTAATTAATGAGAACGGTACGTTTAAATTGAATAGTGATTATAAAGTGAATCCAATGCCACATTCAATCCCGATTGTACCTGCTGCGTATTTTCAAAATGGGGAATTCGCTAA